TGTGAGGATCTTTACGTTTCATTTCAGTATCCGTCATAGCATTGTTACAGGCTCTGCATCTGCTCATGATTATTCTCCTACCATGTACCAGAATCTCTTCTCATACATGTCCGTTAGTTCTAAAGGTGGCATTGAGCGGTACTTTTGCATCAAAAAGTCCCTCAGCATAGCATGAAGCTCGTTAAACCTCAAGCTGTGTAACTCATCGTAGGCTAACTCAGAGGCCATCTTCTTTTGGTGTTCCAGTGACATGTAACCCTCCACAGGGCTTGTCAAGTCCATATCTTCTTTGTTCATGATTATTCCCTTTCAGTTAGACATGCCCAAGAATAACTTACTTCGTCTGCTATTGCAAGCGCTTGGTCTATCTTTTGTGCAATTATTTGGCACTCGTACTGAGCATCGCTGGATATCCTTTGCTGAACAACACGGGCAAAGGCTGCCAAAGATCCCGTCCAGTACCACTCAGTCATCATTGATTGAGGTAAGACCATACGGGCTTGCTCTGGGGCTACACCACTGGCTATCATGTTGTCATAAACAGCTTCAGCTTTATCCATCAAGTCTTTGTATCTCATATCAAATCTTTCATCGTCGGGGCCTGTAAAAGACTCATCCGATGACCCTTGCTTCTTGTTGTCCGCACGTTTACGCCATGCTTCCGGTTGATGGAAAGTAGGTAAAAAGTCTACGTATCGTCTTGAGATTTCATTCCACACTAGGCCCACTTGATGCTTCACCAGTTGCCTAGCGACAAACACAGGTGCTTTGATCCTGAATTGAACCTGTACGTGCCCAAACGGTGTCCAATGGTTGTGCTTTGCTAGGTACCTGATGAGTTTCTTGTCTCTACTGCCGAACTCGTCTGACTCAGCAGCGAATGACACTCTAGCAGCATTAACAACAGTAAGGTCTGACCCCATGATATCTAATAGTTGTACTTCCATACTACATAACTCCTATGGGTTGTAATGGTGGGTCAAATGTTGAAAACATGACGACGATAAACAAGCACCAGACCACCATTGCAGTCCAAAAGATGAGATCAAAGTCGTCTTCAGTCACATTGCCTTCTGCTATGTCTACAAATACGTCATGTATGAACCTGTAGAGCCTCTTGAATATGTTCATCCGTTTACAAACTCCTGTCTGATGGTTAATTCAACAACGACCTCACCGTCAGGATGAGACCCGTACACAGAGACAAGCTTGTCCTTTAGCTGTAGCATCTCTGTAAGCTGTATACACTCGCTTTCGTCGTCCTCATAGTCTCTGTAAGCAGTGATACAAGCAAGGACAAACTTTTTATGCCTCTTTGATACGTTGTTCACTAATTTATAAGACCACCAGTACGCCTCCAGTACGTAGTCTGCTTCAGTGTCCATATCAAGTCGGTTATCCTCTTCTTCTTTTTGCTGAACAGGTTGTATAGAATAACCAAGTGCTAGACCAACCTTACTAACCGCATTTTGTATTTCGGACACCTGTTTTTCCCCAATGTTGACAATCTTTCTAATTTCGGTGGGTGTCATTTTTATAAGGTCTCTAACTAAAAGAATATTCTCTGCTTTAAGGGCGTTAATACAACGAGTAGATAAGTTTAAAATATCAATGCTACATTCTAAAGCCATTGTGGTTTACTCCTTTTAGTCCAGTTCATTTGTATTTCATTTCTTCGGGTTCTGTAGTATGACCGATAGGCCAGCACAGTGTCAAGTCCTCTACATTCGTCGTACATACACTGCGGAGGATCTATAAACGGTAGTTCTGGCAGGTCTTTGGGTATAACCTTGAGGTACTCTAGCTTTTCTCGCTCTGTCTTGTGAATCTTGCCGTATCTGTGCGTATATTCTGCAAATAACTCCTGTAGATGGTCTAAGCCCCATTTGTAGGCAATCTGAGACGATCTGAGCCATTTTGTGCTAGGGTGGTTCTTATGGGTCATCTTGTAGACAAAAGGCGCTTGTGGCGTGTCTGAGAGCCTGTGAGCGGTACTAAGCATTTGAGCAGTCTCTAGTATCATCTTAACAACGTGTTTATCACATAGGCTTTGTGCTGCTGTCTTTGGGTCTTCGTGTACGTAGAATAGGTTCATTGTGTAGCCTCCAGTTTTATAATGATCTCGGGCCCTGTGGTTGTTGAAACCTTGTCGCCTGCTTTGACATAGTAACCGCTTTCAGCAGCCTGTTCAATGGCAGAGTAGGCATTGGCAGCTCTAAATGTGCCCCTGTTAGTCCAGCTTAAGCCACCTTTGGGCAACCAGTCAGCTTTTGGGACACTTTCCCATATCGTATAGGGTTGGGTGCGTTTGCTAGTGAACATAGAATTTCGGCTCATTGTCTAAAATCTCCTTAAGTTGTTCGTGATGGTCTAACAGTAAACCGTGATCGTCTATGATAACCATAGCATGACGGTCTAAGTCAAGCAAGATGCCCTCTAAAAAGGCTACAGCCTCTTTACGCTGAGACATCCCAAACTCTCTACCCTCTATGATAATCATACAAGAAGTCTTCCTCTGCTATCATACGCTCTCTTTGAGCTGTGTTTAAGATGTCCATTGCATAGAGCAAGGTTTTAGACTGTTCTTCCGTCAGGGTAGACTCAGACTCTCTGAAATCATACAAGCCTACGAACAACTTTAAGACCTCTTTGCGTGTTAGTTTGGGGTTGTTAGTCATCTTTCCAAGTCTCCCTTGATTCTTTTTCATATCTCTCTGCTACTTTGCGCTGTCTTTCCAGTGACCTACGCTCGCTTGTGACTGCCCTATAAAAGACATACAAGAACAATATCCCTATGATTTCCATACTTTACGCCTCCTTAGGCTACCTTAGGTATCCTTTAGTATATTATCTATAGACTATATTCTAAAGGTACCTTAGGTAGATTTTACTGGTTGTCTCTGAACCTGTCAAGGGTTATTTTAGGTTTCTTCGTCCGGTATGCTGAAGCAAACCTCAACCCTTGTACCATGTAGGTCTACATTAAGCTCGCTGTAGTTGTGCTCTACGTTGATAGGGCATTGCTTCAACCAGTCACCAAAAGCGCTGTCAAGGTATAAATCGTCCGTTTTCATAGTATGAGCACCTCTACTGCTATGATGACCGCAAAGATTGCCGAAGATCCTACGAAGGACAGCAATGCGTCAAGTGCTACCGTTCTGTATAGTCTAGCCTTTGTCATCGTCGCGTAACTCCTATTCTCCACCATGCAAAATGGACACACAGGGAATACCCGAAGTCTTCGTCCTTGTGGATACCTGCGTAGAATTTCAGGTCTTCGCCTGTGTATATGTCCGCTACCCATTGACTAGTGACCAAAGCATAGCCACCAGTAGATTCACCATAAAACCTATATGCTTTCATTAGTCTCATTGTCTAGTCCTCTATAACCATTGATTGCTGTACGTCATACGACATTGGACCAGCCGATTGATACACCAGATCAGCAATATCTGGGTAGTCGTGTTCCATTTGTTCTAGCTTCTGAAACGCAAAGACATCATTAGTTTTCACGGTACGTTCTACTAGCTGCAAGTAGTCTTTTATCAATTTGTTCATGTTACGCTACCTCCTTACCGTCTAACAGTACAACACCTTTGCGAGTGCATACGTCAGCACCTAATGCACGTAGACGGCTCATTGTGGTACGTGTAGGCCATTCTTTTAGAGTTTCTGTGTCTACCTGTACGTCGTCACCAAAGCGCCACACTCGCGCAATATGATGCCCATGAAGGAATACCTCAGACATACCGTTATTGTGAGACGTTACCATAGTGTTACCGTTGCTCCAGTTGTCACCGTATGCTATAGCTCTGTTCATCTCTAGTTCTATCTTTCTCATGTTGTGTCGCTCCTATGTAGTTAAGTGATGTAGCTATAGTATCAACTCAGTTGGACAATGCAAGCACTGAATGTTGTCTATATAACGCATCATAAGTAAGACTTATAGTAGTCTGTAGGTCTTCCAATCGTTGCTAATCTGTGATAGGGCCAATGGTTGCCATAGGCTATTATAGGCTACTGTAGGCTCCCTATGCTCCCCTCACACTTGCAAATAGTATGCCAATGGCCCCAATGGCATGCTTCTTGCTAGACATGCAAGATCCGTGCCAACTTTAGGCATGCAATAATCATGCCAATAGTTATCCACAAGTTATCCACAGGCTACCAGCATGCAAGAAGTGTGCCAATAGAACCAAAGGGCCCGTGTTTTCAGGGGCGGGGAGGGGGCTGGCCTGTGGTTATAATTAGTAGTACCCCAATAGACACAAAAAAGTAGCATTTTGGGTACTTAAAGTGAATAATTAATGATTTATTCAGTGAATCATCTAATTGAAATCAATAGATTTTACCAATGGCAGCTAATAAAAGTAAAAGGTGGGCCAATGGAAGACACAAATATGCAATATTTTAGCTAAAAGTAGCCTAAAGGGGTTGACTTTTAGTAAAAAATATGCTATAATATACAGGTAAACTAAAGCAGCTTAAGAAGAAAACTTTAAAGAAATAAAATAAAGAAATATCCTAACGCTGCCTTAGGTATCCTTAAGTATCTTATATAAGCGCCGCAAGTGCGGCTAAAGGCAATACTTATGTCCGAAGGTAATTTACCTAAAAAAAGAGGTAGACCTAAGAAGTCCGAAGTTATGTCCAATAAGAAGGGACATAGGAATGCAGTAGGTAGACCCAAAGGTGACGCAGCTATCATTAATGAGTACAAAGCTCGTATGTTAGCATCCCCTAAGTCACAGAAAGTCTTAGACAGTATTATGAATGCTGCTTTAGACGACGATCACAAACATCAAGCAGCAGCTTGGAAGCTAATGATGGATAGAATGTTACCCATAAGCTATTTTGAGAAGGATAAGCTTAATGGGGGTAGGTCTTCCATATCAATCAACATCACAGGCGTAGGCACTGAAACAACCATCACCGACAATCCTAACATAGTAGAAGGGGAATACACAGAACATGAGTAATGAATTTAAATATTTTACTTATGAGGAGTTTAACTGTCAGGAGACAGGTAACAACGCTATGTCCATAGCTTTTATACACCGTTTGGATGAGCTTAGAGAGAAGTGTGGTTTCCCCTTCACAATCACCAGTGGTTATAGAGACAGAACCCACAGTGTTGAAGCTAAGAAAAAGAAAGTAGGTCAGCATGTCTTAGGTATAGCTGCGGACATTGCTGTGGCAGACGGTAATCAGAAGTATGTGATTATAAAAAATGCAATGGAAATGGGCTTTGGGGGCATAGGTGTCGCCAATACGTTTATACACGTAGATGATCGTAAGTCCGTACCCGTTGTTTGGTCTTATTAGTGTCTGAACTTAACATATCGCTGCTACCATGGCAACAGCAAGTCTGGGAAGACCCTACACGCTTTAAGATAGTAGCAGCAGGTAGACGTACAGGTAAGTCTCGTTTAGCGGCATGGTTGTTAATTGTTAATGCTTTACAGACTAACAGAGGGACTGTCTTCTATGTGGCCCCAACTCAGGGCCAAGCCAGAGACATTATGTGGGAAACTTTAATGGACTTGGGGCATCCCGTAATAGCCACCAGTCACATTAATAATTTACAAATAAAGTTAGTCAATGGGGCTACAATAAGCCTCAAAGGTGGAGATAGACCGGAGACAATGCGGGGTGTTTCCCTAAAGTTTTTAGTCTTGGATGAATACGCAGACATTAAACCTGACGTATGGGAACAAATCTTAAGACCTGCTCTGGCTGACCAAAAAGGTCATGCCTTGTTCATAGGTACGCCTATGGGACGTAATCACTTCTATGATCTGTACAAATATGCAGAGCTAAGTGATGATGTGTCTTACAAAGCATGGCACTTTACCAGCTACGATAACCCTCTGTTGGACGATGAGGAGATAAATACAGCTAAAAAGTCAATGTCCAGTTATGCCTTTAGACAGGAGTTTATGGCCTCCTTTGAGGC